ATACGCTAATCATCAGATATGGCATTACCCAGGTGGTAACTGCCAGATCTTAGAAGAAGAATTGATCTTCGTTAATCCAGCACACGATGACGTTAAAGATGCTCTGTCTTCAGCTATAGATTTCGCAATAGCACCAATGGATTCTTATAGACAGAAGAAAGTAGATAATTCAGTGTTTTCATATCACAGTAGATGGGGCGGAGTTGCCTAAGATTCTAGAAAGACTTGTAAGTCAGTTGAAAGCAAAAGGTAAGAGTGAATCCTCTGCTTATGCTATTGCTACGAAAGTATTACAACGATCAGGCAATCTTAAACCGGGCACACAAAAAGCTACGTCTAAAGGTACACGACGAGGAAACATGACTGCCGGAGAGAGAGCTAAAGACAGAGTTTCCAAGAAAAGTGGTAAGCCTACTTCATCCTATAAATATAGCTCAAAAACAAACAGGGCAACCCTTAAGAAATGACCTCCAGAGTATTAACAATTGAGGACGTAGTATCTCCAGATCGAATGGCGGTTAAGATCGCTGAAGACTGGATGACTAAAGATAGTATGCGTCAAGTATGGAAGACTGACAAAGAAGAAATTCGTCGTTATGTATTCGCAACTGACACGTCTCATACAAGCAATGCTAGTCTTCCTTGGAAGAATAAGACGACTATTCCGAAACTTTGTCAGATTCGTGATAATCTCTATTCTAATTACACAGCTACTATGTTTCCTAAACGTAAGAATATCGTCTGGGAAGCAAACGAAAAGAATGCAGACAGCAAGAATAAACGGGATGCTATAACCAATTATATGATTTGGGTTATGGAGCAACCGTCGTTTAAGCATGAGATGGACAAGATTGTCCTTGATTACATAGACTTTGGTAATTGTTTTGCTACAGTTGAGTGGATTGATACTAGAGCTGAACAGCCTACCCAAATGCAGTCCGGCTACGTAGGTCCAGGACTTCGTCGTATCTCTCCTGCTGACATCGTAATGAATCCTACTGCAGAGAACTTCCAAGTCTCTCCAAAGATTGTTCGATCAATCATCTCTCTTGGTGAATTGAAGGAACTTCTTCAACGTATGTCCAACGATGATAATCGTAAGGAATACGAAGAGCTCTGGAATTATTTAAAGAAGATCCGCGGTCATGCAAAGACAACTGCAGGTGAATGGCAGTCATTAGATAACCTCTATTCGATAGAAGGTTTCTCTTCATTTCAGATGTATCTTCAGTCAGATACAGTAGAGTTACTAACTTTCTACGGAGATATGTATGACTCCGAGAATGACGAGTTCTATAAGAATCACGTCATGACTATAGTAGATCGTCATAAGATGATCTCCCGTAAGCCTAATCCTTCGTTCTTCGCGTATCCTCCGATCTTTCACGCTCCATGGCGTAAGAAGCCAGATAATCTCTGGGGAATGGGCCCACTCGATAATCTAGTCGGCATGCAATACCGTATGGATCATGTCGAGAACATGAAAGCAGATATATGGGATCTTGTTACTTATCCGGTCATAAAGGTTAAAGGATTTGTCGAAGCGTTCACGTGGCAACCGGGTGAAACGATTTATGCATCTGAAGAAGGTGACGTCGATCTGGTCCAGCCTAATGTCCAGATCATGCAAGCGAATTCGGAAAACGCCTATCTTTCAGCGCTCATGGAAGAGATGGCCGGTGCTCCGAAAGAGGCCATGGGTTTCCGTACTCCCGGTGAGAAAACAAAGTACGAAGTACAAAGGCTAGAAAATGCTGCATCTCGTGTATTCCAAAATAAAATCAAACAGTTCGAAGAGCAAATTCTTGAGCCTATTCTTAATGCTATGCTCGAGCTCGCTCGTCGTATGTTGTCTTCTTCTACTACGATTAAAGTATTCGATGACGATCTAAAGGCAGCTACGTTCAGGACTCTAAGTGTAGAGGACATTACAGGCATTGGGCGTATACGTCCTATTGCTGCCCGTCACTTCGCAGAACAAGCTGAGCTTATACAGAATCTTACATCTCTGTCACAATCTCAGCTATGGCCAACTGTGCAACCACATTTCTCCTCAGTGAAGCTAGCAAAGTTATTTGAAACCAGCTTTGACATTGAGGACAGAGAGATTGTGATGCCCTATGTAGCACTCTCCGAGCAAGCCGAAGGACAGAAGCTGTCCGCTGCTCTCCAGCAACAGGCGATGCAAGCCATGGGAACACCTACCGGTATGGGTGATGATTTTGATCAAGAACAGTTCGCCGGAGCTGTTCAACAAGGACCATAATGTTAACGGTTTGGACCAAAAACCTAAAGACTGAAGAAGAAAAAGATAATTTTAATAACCAACTCCTAGGAGCTAGACCAGTGCTTGAGCGGTTGCATGATTTGTTGAATGAAAAGGAAGTAGAGCTTGATCGCTCCGAAAGGACGCTGAAGGCTTACGAGAACCCTAATTGGGCTTATCTACAGGCACACAAGAACGGCTGTGCTTCTATGCTTCAATCAATCAAAGAGTTAATCAATCTGGACCAACAGAGGTAACATGGATTTATTAGACGATACTGATCACAAAGACCAAATAGAGATCGATCCGAATAAAGATTACTTTGCCGAACTAACCGGACCCGGTGGTAAGTTCGACCGTACTAAGTATGAGTCAGAGTCTGACATGTACAAAGCTATCGCAAGAGGTAAAGTTGAAGCGGATAAATACGTTGATCATCTTAAGGCACGTCACGACGAACTTCGTCAAGACTGGTCTAAGTTGAGAGAAGAATACAACGCGGGACCAAAGCTGAAAGAGTATCTAGACCAATTAGTATCTCGTCAGTCGCAGAATGACCACATCACACCCCCAGTGGAAGATAAGCAGCCCGTTTTTGATTCTAATGAGCTTGAAAAACTCCTCGAAACTAAGCTATCTGCTCGTGAGCAGCTACGCAAAGAAGAGGCGAATTACAAACTCGTAGAATCAAAACTCACTGAACACTACGGTTCTAACTACCAGAGTGTTCTAAAACAACAGGTAGACCAACTTGGTCTTGATAAAGACTTTGTTAACGAGCTAGCCCGAAAGCACCCTGCAGTTCTCTTCAGAACTCTAGGACTTGATGGAAAGAAACCGGACAATTTCCAAGTCCCTCCAATGTCCTCCCAGCGAATAGACCCCTTCGCATCGACGACAAAGCGTACTAACGCTTATTACCAAAAGTTGAGGAAGGAAAACCCTACGGCCTACCGCTCACCGAAAATCCAAGACCAGATGTTTAAAGATGCCATCGCACTCGGAGACGAGTTCAACGATGGTGACTGGAATGCATACGGTCACTAGAATATGTTATTTTAACATATTCGTAAAAGGAGACTAATTCATGGCTAGTGGTTTTACCACCCTAACTAATGAACATTTCATCCGTGCAAACATATATTCTCGTGAAATCACGAGAATGTTTCAGGATGATTTGTTCGCCATGCGGTTTGTCAGAACTATTACGGATTTCCCGGACGGCACTACGCTAAACATTCCACGATTGGGTCAGGCTGAACAGCAGGACTTCTCGGAAGGTCAAGCTATCAAGTATCAGAAATTTGATACTGGTAACTTCACTTTCACAATTGACCAGTATAAATACTCGGCCAATTCAATCTCGGAAAAGTTTAAACGTGATTCGTTCTGGTCAGCTGAAATTCAGTCGGCTTTTGCCCCTGAACAGCACCGTGTTCTGATGAAGGGATTCGAAGCTCGGGTATTCAACCGTGCCAACGCTTCTCAGACCGCATCCGCTGCTAACCTAATCAACGGTGCTGCGCACCGATGGGTTGCAACGGGAACTAACGAAACGCTTGCTCTTAAGGATTTCATGCTCGCTGAGTATGCTCTCCGTAAGGCTAACGTTCCGATGCGCAATCTTGTTGCCATCATCGACGCCTCGGGTGCTTTTGCAATCGAGAATTCGACGAACGCAGTTAACCTGCTATCGCCGATGCCGAAATGGGGCAACATGGTCAACGAAGGTCTAGTGTCGGGATTCCAATTCCGATTCTCGATCTACGGTTTTGACGTCTACGTGTCTAACTATTTGCCTCGCGATATCGTTGAGACGATTGCTCCCCGGTCGGTTACGGTCGGTGTTGCTAATCTGTTCTTCAGCGCTGAACCTGGCAATACTCTTCCGTGGATTGCAGCTTTCCGTCAGATGCCAACAGTTCAGTCGGAGTATAATAAAGATCTCCAGCAGACTGAATTCTTGACTATCTGCGAGTATGGCGTCCAAGTGTTCCGTCCCGAAAATCTCGTCATCGTCTTGTCTGACGTTGATCAGGTTGTATAAGAAAGGATAACACATGGTACAATCTTGGCTAGATAACTCAGGTCTTTATCAGGTTTATGGCGTCGATCAAACGACTACTAGTAAAGCTGGTGAATACAAAACCTTCGGCGAACTTCGAGAAATCGAATTCTCCGTGACACTTACTGCAGCTGCATTCCCCTTCGGCGCAACGAACTACATTCTCGATGACAATGTGTTCTTCCCCGCAGGTGTTCGCATCCAGGAAGTTGAAACTTATACTGAAACAGCTACTGCAGGTGCAACTGCTACGTTTGACTTAGGTCTAATGCGTACAGATCGCACTACTGTTACAAGCGCAACTGCATTCTTAACAGGTGTAGCAAGCGGCGTTGCAGCCGGTTCTAAGGTGGTCACCACAACTGGTGGTCTCATTGGTACTACAACTGCAAACGTTAACCACGTGACACTTCGTGTCAATGTTGCTAACTTTACAGCAGGCGTAGTTAAGTTCCGTATTCGATACTACAAGCCCTGAGAATTAAGGGGGCATAAAAGCCCCCTTTTCTCTAAGGAGATAATATGACTTTTAATCCTTCTAATTTTAATCGTAATTCTTTTGCTCTTCCTTTCGTAACGGATAGGCAATTTTAATTTATGGCAAACGTCTCGCATGCGTCACTGACAGGCGCTCAACTACACGAACCTAAGGGTGCCGCTGCTGCAGCTCAAGGTGAGGTTTATGTCGCGAATGGCAGCGGCAGTGGAAATTGGACGAGCATCTCTGTTTCGGCCTTTACTGGCATGATTGCTGACTTCGTTGCTCCCGCCCCTCCAACAGGCTGGTTAGAGTTAAACGGCGCGATCATAAGTACATCTACTTACGCAGCACTAGCTTCTGTTATGAAGATTGCCTTCACAGGCACTCGTAATTCTGGCAGTGCTATTATAAGTGGTATTGCTAGTACAGCTAATATGAGAGCTGGATACTATGTATTCGGAACAGGTTTTGTCGCTGGTACTATAATAGTAACAGTAGACTCTCCTACACAGATTACTGTTTCTAATACAGCAAGTTCATCGGGGACTGGTGCTCTAGATTGCTCTCCTTGGGCAATGAACACAGGGACGATTACTCTACCTGATTTGACTACATCTGGCCGTTACCGCCGATCTAGAACGGCTTCAACTAAAGTTGGTGATATTCAGGCTTCGCAGAATCTAGCACATACACACGGAGTTTCAGGAACAACTTCAGGTCATAGCGTTGATCACACACATACGTTCTCAGGTACTTCTGGTGGTCAGAGTGTAAGTCATACTCACACATACAATGATGAAGTTAACAGATCGGGCACGTCTGGCGGTGGGGGTGCTTTCTTTCAAATGCCTAACGGCGGAGCTACTGCAGTTCAAACTGGAGCTGCAAGTGCAGACCACACACATGCGTACAGCGGTACTACAGGAGGCGTGAGTGCGAACCATACGCATACGTTCTCAGCTACTTCTGCATCTGATGGTGGCACTGATGTACGTCCGTTGACACTCGTCGTTCTTACTTGTGTTAAAACGTAATGGCTAAACTTACTCTTAGTGATGTAGCTAATCTACAAAATGAAAGTACTGTAGTTACTACGCTTGCTCAGAATAATACACTTATTGAAACTGCTATAGAGAATACTCTTTCTCGTGACGGTGTTTTGCCTAATAGCATGAATGCTAATTTAGATATGGATTCTAATAGAATTCTTAATCTTCCTGTTGCGCTTAATGATTCAGAGCCTGTCCGTAAAGGTGAATTTGATGATGTAGTTCTTGCAGGTGCAGCTACTATTGTTGTTGGTACAACTACAACACTTG